TAGTAGTAGACTCCCTAAAGAGCTACTATAACAACGATGGCAACTATGGAGGAACTACAGAGAGAGATCAATGCCCATGAGGGTCAACTGGTGATAGCCAGGCAGAAGGTAAGAGATGCAGAAAAACAGTATGAAAAGGATCCAGATGAGTTAAATAAGAGAACATTAACAGACAGAGAAGGGGTTGCAGCATCCATCCAGGCCAAGATTGATGAGTTAAAAAGGCAGCTAGCAGATAGGATTGCAACCGGAAAGAACCTTGGAAAGGAACAGGATCCAACAGGGGTTGAACCTGGAGACCATCTGAAGGAAAGATCAAAGCTTAGCTATGGGAATGTACTGGATTTGAACCATCTGGATATTGATGAGCCCACAGGACAGACTGCAGACTGGTTAAGTATTGTTATCTATTTGACATCCTTTGTTGTACCGATCCTTCTGAAAGCCCTGTATATGCTAACAACGAGGGGGAGACAAACAACCAAAGACAACAAAGGGACCAGAATTCGGTTCAAGGATGACAGTTCTTTTGAGGATGTCAATGGGATCCGGAAACCAAAACATCTGTATGTATCCTTGGCCAATGCTCAATCAAGCATGAAGGCAGAAGAGATTACACCTGGTAGGTACAGGACAGCAATCTGTGGACTCTATCCTGCACAGATCAAGGCCAGACAGATGATTAGCCCAGTCATGAGTGTAATTGGTTTCCTGGCACTGGCTAAAGACTGGAGTGACCGAATTGAGCAATGGCTTAGTGAACCTTGTAAACTACTTCCAGATACAGCAGCAGTAAGCCTCCATGGAGGCCCTGCAACAAACAGGGACTATCTACGGCAAAGACAGGTGGCACTGGGTAATATGGAAACAAAAGAGTCAAAGGCCATACGCCAACATGCTGAGACTGCAGGCTGTAGCATGATCGAAGATATTAAGTCACCATCATCGATATGGGTCTTTGCTGGAGCACCTGATCGCTGTCCACCAACATGCCTGTTTATTGCAGGGATTGCTGAACTTGGAGCATTTTTTTCTATCCTCCAGGATATGCGGAACACAATTATGGCTTCAAAGACAGTGGGAACATCTGAAGAGAAATTGCGGAAAAAATCATCATTCTATCAATCCTATCTCAGGCGAACACAATCAATGGGAATACAACTGGACCAGAGGATTATTGTGCTCTTTATGGTTGCCTGGGGGAAAGAGGCAGTGGACAATTTCCACCTAGGGGGTGATATGGATCCTGAGTTGCGAACACTGGCACAGAGTTTGATTGATGTTAAAGTGAAGGAGATATCCAACCAAGAGCCTTTAAAACTGTAATCAGTAAATACATAACCCTCATTATGTGATCACTATATACTACTGAATCATTATCAATCATATTTACACTATTATTATCAGGGGAATCATTGTATCAGGGTATGGGTACATTTATGGGTGGGAATTATTACTCAGAGGGTGGGTTAGTTAACCCGTTGTGGGTGGGTTTAGGTTTGGGCTGCCTTAAGTAGCCTTTTTTTGTATATATGGATGTAGATTTCATTTGATCCTGGAACTAATCTTGCTTTCTTTCCTCTTTTTCTGGCCTTCTCTGCTCACTAACAACAACATTCTACCTCAACAACACACTACCTCAACCTAACTACCTCATTTGCTTGCTCCTTGATTGTCTTTTTAGGGAGCATACTACTACTA